AAGAAGCACAGACGATTTTATTCGTAGCCCAGATTATATAGGTTTTGTAAAGTTTGCTAATTACATTATAGAACTTAGACCCAATGAAACAAATAAATTTATTAAATGGTTGTTTAAGCATAGTGTTAAACTTAGCAACTGGAATAAGAGAGAAACGTATTCTCTTTATATACAAGAAAGTAGTAAGACAGAAACGGTTGAACGAGCAGTAGAACGCATGGTGTTGTTAATGAAGTCATGGAGCGAAGAAACCGGAAATTCTTGGGAACAATACTTCCAGGAGGTACCAACAGCAACAGCCGTGAACTCGATAGTCATGGGAAGAATTAGTCCTTGGATCATATATTCGTCTAAGTCTGCACAAGATTTATTAGATAGAATGGAACCAGGACAATTAGAGACGATAACAGGGAGCATAGACACAGAATGGTGGACAAGAAAAATCCAAAAGAGCCAGACGGAAGTGACTTGGTGCAACAAAATTCTAAATTAAAACAACATGTTGATAATTTAGAAAAATTAGAAAATAGAATTATGCTTTTTGACGAAAAACTTACTATGTTGACACAAGAAATGATTGATATGAAGAACAGGCAAGAAGAACTAATACAGATTATTAAGCAGGGACTAAGATGAGTAGGCCAGACGTAGATATTGACTTTGGTAATCGAGAGGAATTATTGCATATACTAAATGGAGTTCCTGCAATGATTTCTACTAACCAAGGTGCAACTAAACATAAGACTGGAGTATACTTTCATCCAGTTTCAGTTGATCCATTCACTGGTTGGTGTAACCTAGATCATAAAAAAGCAGAAGATGTAGGGTTCTTTAAGCTAGACTTACTTAATGTAAGTTTTTATTCTAAAGTAAAAGATAAAGAACAGTTAGATAAATTAATTGCTAAGGAGCCTATTTGGGAGTTATTAACACATGATGATTTTTCTAGTCAGCTCTTGCATGTCAACGGACACGGAGATATACTTCGTGCAACAACTCCAACTTCTATTGAACAATTAGCCGCAGTATTAGCAATGATACGTCCTGCAAAACGTTATCTTATAAACAAGAATTGGGATACTATAATGAAAGAGGTTTGGGTAAAACCTAAAACTAATGAATATTTCTTTAAGAAATCTCATGCAACAGCCTATGCTATTATGATTGTAGCACAGATGAATCTACTATGCGAAGAACTAACTAATCCATCTTCTTAACAAGACTAATTTGACGTCTTTTAGTTCTTTTTACAATTACATTTTCTAAACTAGTTAAATGTCCAGCCAACATTTCAAAATCTTTGGTGGCATATGTTTGTAAGCAATATGAAAAGTTTTTCATTGTAGTTCTAAGAACAATATTAATTGGTAGTAACCGATTACTTCCCCACCACCATTCTTCACCTGCTTCAATAAATGCTAATTTCTCTTCTGATGTTTTTAAAAGGTCATACCGGTATACTGTAACAACAGTATTATCGCTATTTTGTATGATTCCGACAATTTCCTTATCTGCATAGCGAACTAAACTCATAAAAGGAAATTCTTCTAAAAATTGCTGTATTTTTGTATCCATATTACTACTTCTATTTAGTAGGAGGACCAGCCGGTTGTTTGTCGTAACTGATAAATAAACATATGGGAACATTAAACTCAACAGTCGCGAAAGCAAACTTAAACTATGCAGGTGCCGGAACTGGTGCTTCGTTAACAAGACATCATGCTTCTTATACAGATAGAACTATTAGGTGGTTTCAAGGAGTTGATAATCTATTAGATTTAACAATTTCTGGTAGTGATAGACGACCATTAAGTCTGCTACACAAAGAAGTCATGCTTATCCTATGGGATAACTACACCAGCACAACTATATTTAAAAGACGTGCAATTCCAACAGTAGCAGAAAACGGAGAAGCAAGANTAACCATTTATGCAAGAGATTTAATGACCTCACCACCAGGACGTTATATGTTAAGTGCTACAATAGTAGACGGTAGAGGTCTTGAAACAGCATTAACATGGGATCGTTCACAACGGGCTCATTGGGACGTTGAAATTATGGAGGCAGTAGTGCCAATAGGTAGATCTACCTTTGAAATTACAGAATGGCCTCAAGCAGTAACAGGAACAGATTCGTTTGCAAGTTCATCTACAAACGGTCCATCATATTATAGAAAAGATACCAGTCTATTTTCATCAGCAATATATGCAAGTAACTTTACTGGAACAGTTATACTTCAAGGTACTTTAGATGATGTAATCACTGAAGATACTTTATGGGCAGATTTGGTCCCTCAGGATTCAAACACTCCGATAATTACATATACAGGATTCACAGGAATTGATCCATTCAATTATTATGCAGGCGTAAGATGGCTTCGTACAATAATCACAACAGATGTCACTAATGCTGGTACATTAGATAAAATCCTAATTAGAGTATAAAATGAAATTTAAAAAACGTGAATTAACAGACCTCGAGAACCGTCTGGTGGCTTTAGCTACGATACCTACATCTTTAGGAATATATTATCTATTTCTTTTGTATATAATACCTTGGTTGTATGAACAATGGCCTATATTACAACATTACTTTTCAATGAAAATAGATCAAAACGGAATACATTTCTCTTGACATTCACCCAATAATATACTATAATAGTATTATGAATGTTGTAGAGTCTACACTCCGAGGTAATCTTCCTCCTTTAAAAACAAATAGTAGCGGTTGGCTGACTATGAATTGTCCTATGTGCATTCACAACGGAGAAAGCCGTCCTGATTCAAAAGGAAGAGGCGGTTGGCGTTTTGATAATGACAAAACAGCATACCATTGTTTTAACTGTGGGTATACAACTGGTTGGCGACCTGGAAGTAAGTTAGGTTTCAAGTTAATTAAGTTGATGCGAATATTAGGCATTGACGAAGCTGAAATACAACGACTTAAAATTTTGTTATGGGATCAAGTTATTGAGGAAGTAGCAGAAGAAGAACAAGAAGTGTTTAATAAGGAATGGCCAGAAATTCCATATCCTTTTGAACTAACAGATTTAAGAGACGAGGCTGTTGAGTACCTAACAGGTAGAGGTATATTTGAATTAGCAAAGTGGGAGCAAACAGATCAAATAGGAATGAAACAACGTATTATTTTACCTTATACAGATAATTCAAAAGTAGTTGGTTATATGGCACGTTGGATAGGCGATCCTCCTAAAGGAACTGCTAAGATGTTAAGAAAGTCTCCAGATGAATTTGTTTTTAACTTAGATAAGCAACCAAAGAAACGTAAATATACAATAGTATGCGAAGGTGAATATGATGCCTTAGCAATAGGCGGTGTTGCTATACTATCTAATAAAATTAGCAAATATCAAGCACAACTAATTGAGGATTTAGATACAGAACCGGTAATGTTAGCAGACAAAGATCCAGGTGGTAAGTCGTTAGTTGAAGATGCAATTAACTTAGGATGGAATGTTAGTTTCCCAGACTGGCCAGCAGGAATAAAAGATGCAAATGAGGCAATATTGCATTTTGGAAGAGTAGCAACCTTGCAAAGTATATTAATGGCGATTGAACACTCGCCTTTGAAGGTTAAATTATTAATGAGGAGATGGTGTGTATAGTTTAACGTTGATCTGGAAAGAAGGACAAAATGATAATGCCTTTTGGGAAGAGGTAATCTTATGGATGACTACAGAATTTGGGTTACCCTCATATAAAGTAAGTAATTGGAAGGCTACCCCAACGTTACGTTGGGCATATCAATCATCGCTGGACGAGATGAGATTTAAATTCCGTAATAAAGAAGACCAAATGTTAGCAAAACTTAGATGGGGCAATGATGGCTGAAAATGAAATTAAAGAATATAGTTACGAATTACAGAAACTTTTTTTAGAGTTTCTTATTTCTAGCAGGGACTTGGCGGCTAGGTGTAATAATGTATTAGATCCAGAATACTTTGATCGTAGATTGCGACCAGCGGCAACATTTATTAAAGAATACATTACAGAACATAGTAACGTACCTGATGCAAAACAACTTTCAGCAGTTACTACTATAGAAATACAGGAAATTGGCGATAAAGCAGAAGAACATAAAAATTGGTTCTTAGATGAGTTTGAAGGATTTTCTAGACATAAAGCATTAGAAGGTGCAATTCTAACTAGTGCTGACTTGTTAGAAAAAAGCAATTACGGAGAAGTTGAAAACTTAATTAAAGCCGCAGTACAGGTTGGCCTTCCAAAAACATTTGGCACAAATTACTTTGAAAATCCTAAGTCCAGATTAGAAGGGCTTAAAGATGCAAATGGACAGTTAACAACCGGTTGGGCAACTGTTGATAATAAGCTATATGGTGGATTTAATAGAGGAGAACTAAACATTTTTGCAGGTGCATCTGGTGCTGGTAAAAGTTTGTTCTTACAAAACTTAGGACTAAACTGGGCAAAAGCAGGACTGAATACTGTTTACTTTAGTTTAGAGCTTAGTGAGGGCTTATGTTCTATGAGAATGGACGCAATGTTAACTGGAACATCTACTAGAGATGTTTACAAGAAAATTGATGACATTGATTTAAAAGTTCGTATGATTGGTAAAAAAGCAGGGTGTCTACAAATTGTACAGTTACCAAATAGTGTTACTGCAAACGATTTATTAGCATGGATTAGAGAATTTCAAACACAACGTAAGATACATGTTGATGCAATACTTGTAGATTACTTAGACTTAATGATGCCAGCAGGACAAAAAATTAGTGTTGCTGATTTGTACATTAAAGATAAGATTGTTAGTGAGGAATTAAGAAACTTAGCAGTTACTGAAAATCTATTATTTGCAACTGCATCTCAGTTAAACAGAAGTGCGGTAGAAAGTGTTGAATTTGACCATAGTATGATTGCTGGTGGTTTAAGTAAGATACAAACGGCAGACAATGTGTTTGGTATCTATAGTACTCCAAGTATGCGAGAAAGAAATAGAGTACAACTACAGTTTATGAAGACAAGAAGCAGTAGTGCAGTAGGACAAAAACTTGAATTAGACTTTGATCCAACAACATTGCTAATTTCTGATTTAGCAGATGATGCTGAACCGATTGCAAATTCGGCAACTACGGTGTTTAATAAATTGCATAAAACATCTAGTACAATAATTTCGTCAGCAGAGCAACCACAAGCAACATCTTCTTCTGTTAATAGGGATAAACTTAGAGGATTAGGATTAACGAGAGATGTCTAAATTTTCTTTTTCATCTCTTGGTGGAACAATATCTGGAGTTTCTTCAGCAGTCTCACCGTCATCAAATTCTACGTTTTTATCATCTTTAGCATCTGATGTTGCGGATAGGTTATAATTCTGAATGGTATTCCTTAATCTAATAGTTAATGCGGCATCATCAGCAATAATATCAGCCATTGCTATAAAAGCAACTGTAATTAATTTCATTTCGCTTGTTCCCATAGGAGCACCACTTCGCATTTTGTTTAATGCTTGTACAAACCTAGATTGTAATTCATCACTAACTAAAGGTCTTAATGTAATTTTTAAGCGATTTAATTCAGTAGTAGTAATGTCATGGGATACATTGCCTGTTGTTTTTGATACTTTTTCCTTAGGAGGATTGTTACCAACTGATCCGTCAGCACCTGATGTTGATGAAAAATCTTCGTTAATAACAGATAAACGATTAATAAATTCACGTATTTCTTGGGCAGATGTCATGTTTTCAAATGTCTCCTATGAATGTATTTACCATAAATAGAGTTACTATGCAAATAAAAACGAAATCAATTCTAGAAGAAATTACAACGATTGTTCCTAAAAAGGACAAGCATTTAATGGTAGAAGGTCTTGCAGTACAAGCTCTTGCTAGAATATCAAACTTGATGAGGGTCATTGAAACTTCATATCCGCCGGATCAAGCACAAGATTTAACCAGACGTTTGCAACTAGCTATTAAAAATGGAGATCCTAAGAAGTTCACTCGAGGTGTTAGGATAATTAAAGAAAACGAAAATAAATAAACAAAATGAAGATTAAAGACTTAAATGAAAATGATAACTTTCAGATTGACGAAGGCGTATTTGGCGATTTAGCAAAACGAGTAGTTAACAAAACAAAAGATGTTGCTAACGGTGTTGGACTTGCTGTTCGCGGACAAGGAGCCAACGAGTTTGCTAAACTTACTAACCTAATTGATCAAAAAGCAGTACAGATGTTTAATACTGCTAGACCAGGCGAAAAAGATGCAACTGGTAAAGACTTACCTTTAGGTGATATCGTAAAGATGGTTGGTAAAGCAATTATGCAGGCAACTAACAATGCAGTTGGTACAAAACAGTTATTAGTTTATATCAAAGAAAATAAAAGAGAAATTATTAAGAACGTTAATGTAGCAGATAGAGGCGCCGCTGGAGCAGATCAAATGATTCAGTTAATGTTACAAGGTGGTAGTGCTACAGCACCTGAAGGCTTTGGTGTTGAAGAATGTGTTAGATCAATTTCATTGATTTTTTCTGTTACATTTTTACATATGCAAATCGAAATGGGACAACCTGGACAAGATCAACAGGCAGGCGGACCTACACAAACACCAAGTGAAGCTGAAAAGGCAATGGATGATAACCCAGAGTACCAAACAGAATTAAAAACATTCGAACAATTAACTACTAAACTTGCCGGAGAGTTATATACACCTGGTAATGCATTCTTAGCAAACATACAAGCAAATAATGAATTTCCTGCAAAGCAAGAAGCATTTATTGTTGGATATGCAACAGCCGTTAAAGCAAAATACTTTAATGCAGATTTAAAAGCATTGGAAACTGCCGCAAACTCAACTACACCAGAATCAGTTATTGACGACAACCAATGGAGAGCATCTTTCTTTGGACATATTTCTCCGCAAGTAGCTCAGCAAGTACAACAAAATGCAGACGTTACATCAGCAATACAAACTTTTAAAAATGATTTAGATTCTATTACTACTTCTTTTGCTAAATTAGCATTTATTGAAAAGACAGTAAACGAAGTAGCAAATGTTGACGCAACAATGAAAAAATTAATTGACTGGGTTGAAAAAGCAATTTCGCTTATTAAGACATTACAATTAGGTAAAGCAGGCGGAGGAGCAACAAGTGCCACAACACCACAAGCTGGTAAACCTGATGACGAAGAAGTTTCTAGTACTACTCAAGGTGGTCCAATAGACGATCCAAATCTACCTAACTGGGAAAAGGTTAAAATGGGATATGATGCATTAGATGCACAAGGGCAAGAAGCATTAGTAAAGGCATTGTTTAACAAATGAAAATAAAAAATATAAACAAAAGAACAGCATTACTTGAAAGTGTATGTTATGATTTAGATAAAGAGCAACGATATATTGTTGAAGGAGTAGTATCAGCCTGGGACGATTTACTTGAGGTTGAGTTAAGACAAGATCAAATCAATAACTTATTTCCTTTAGTACAAAAGTTATCAGACGAAACAGGTAAAAATAGAACGGCAGTAGGATTAACAAAAGATAAAATTGTAGATACAACAAAAGCCGCTAATGAATATTTAAATAAAGTTGGAAAATTATTACAAGATACAAAACCAGTAGAAAATTTTGATAATAAATTTGAAAAATTAAAAACAGATATTAAAACTAAACTAGGTGCAGATAGCAAAATTACCACTGGGATAGAAAATTTAGGCAAATATGCTAAAATGAACCCTGGTAAAACAGCATTCGCTATTGGTGTTATGACTGCCTTAGTTGGTATTTCAACTGGTGGAAGTGCAATAGCTATTGGTGTTGCCGCTACACTCTTAAAAGGTTCTGTTGAAGTACTCAAAGGAGAGAAATTATCTACCGCTGTTGGAAAAGGATTAAAGACAGGTGTTATTTCTGGACTTGCCGCAGGTGCATTTAATGCAGTTGGCGATTGGTTGTCAGGTTTACAGGCAGAGGTTGTACCATTTGAAGGATTAGATCAAATTACTTTTGATGTATCAGGTACAGATGTAATGCCAGGATTTGAATGGAAAGGCTCTATGAGTTTTGAGAATCTAACCGTTCTTCCTTCTGATGCAGATTTAGCTGGACAGTTAGTAGCAGAGTTTGCTAAAGGAGATGCATCAGCATTTGATGCCTTAGCAGAATTGGCAAAGAAGTCGTTTACACCAGAGTATACAGAGCAAATGGCACAATTTGTATCAAATGCAAAAGACATTGCTTTACAAAATGATGCAACTTATCAAGCCATTGTACAAATTCAACAAGGAATAGCATCAGCCGCCGGCGGTGCAGTAGCAGGTAAGAGTGTAAGTGATGATAGAGGAGAAGATCAACAAGAGTTATTTCAATCGTATACTAATAATGGAATTTTATTAACAGAAAGAAGAATTGAAAGATTGTTTGATACTGTAGGGTATTACAATACAAATCCAAATATTGAATTTTTAGGCGAAGGACCAGTTTGGGATACCATTAAGAAAGATGCTATTGCAAAAGCAAAAGAACTTGCTAAGCCAACTGTAGATAAAGCTAAAACAGTTAGCGGAAATACAATGAATGTTGTTACAGCAGATAAACTTAAAAAAGCATGGAAGACAGCAGGAAGTCCAACTGACAGTGAAGTGCTTGCAAGGTTCTTAGAAAAAAATAAAGTATCTCCTGACGTTATTGCAAGTGCCTATAAAGATTTAAAACTTCCAGATCCAAATGACGATTCGTCACCAGAAGAAAAAGAAGAGAAGGAGTTAGCACTCCGTAAAACTCCACAGATGAAAGACGGACAATATGAGTTAGATCTTGCTTCATTGCCACCAGCAGTAAGGCAAGCAACAAGCAATTTATGGGACGAGTTTAATAAACTTACTCCACAGGAACAAGAAAAGTTTAAAGCAGATCTAAAGAAATCGGAAAACATAACATGAAGATAAATGAAGTTATAATACAACATAAAAAAGTAATAACAGAAGCAAAAGCAAGAATTGATCATCCTGAAGATATTATCTTTGATGACAACGGAACACAAGGTGCAATGAGAGCTCTTGATGCGATGGTACATGCTTCGCAAAATCACGGAGAGACAACTTCAATCAAATGGGACGGAAGCCCAGCAGTAATTTTTGGATGGATGGATAAAAATTCTTTTATTGTAACAGATAAAGCAGGCATGGGTGCAAAGAAATATGACGGAAAGCCTACTAGTGCCGCAGATGTACAGTCTATGATTTTTAACAGAAGGCCAGACGAAGAAGGTAGGCAGTATTATGCAAATAAGTTTGCAAGCATATATGAACTGTTAAAGAAGGCAACTCCAAAGAGTCTAGTTGGCCAAATGATACAAGGTGATTTACTTTATATGAGTGCTGATGATATTGTTCATACAGACGAAGATGTTACATTTGGTCCAGTTAAAGTTAGATATACAATTGACAAAGATAATCCAGTAGGTGCTAGGATTGCCAAAAGCCAATGTGGTATAGCAGTACATAGTGTTTATGATTCTGTTGAATCTGCTAGTGCCGCAGACGGAGAACCATCACCGGTAACNCCTAAATCTTTAGGATTGAAGGATAGTCCAAAATTAGTAATATTTGGTCCAGAAACACAGATACCAACAGATACTGAAATTTCATTACCGATGGCAGAAGTAGAATCCTTAAGAAACTTAATTAAAAGCGGTCCAGCACAACTAATTGATGATATGTTAGATCCGTTTACTATGGGTAGTCTTAAAATAGCAAACTTACCAGAGTTATTTAAAAAGTTTGTAAACTTTAAAGCCAGAGGCGGAGAAGATATTGGCTCTGCACCTGAATTAGCAAATGAATTTATCAAATGGGTCGAAGGTCCAGCAGGATTAACAGACAATAAGAAGAAAAATGTGTTATCGCACCTAGAACAATATAAAGCACCTTTTGAAATGGCTTGGCGTATTGTTTCTGCACTAAGTAATATAAAGCATACAATTAAGGATCAGTTAGATACTCATGTAACTGGAATTAGAACAAACAAAGGCCACGAAGGTTTTGTATCTGCTACACCGCATGGTAAGATTAAATTTGTTAATCGACCAAACTTTATGAAGAAGGATTAAAGACATGGCTGAAAAGTATACAGCAACTGAATGGGCAACAATGGAAGGTGGGCATACCGTAGAACCTCTTACAGAAGATTCGTTTTCTTTTATCAAAGAAAATTGTAATGAAAGTAAAATGTTTCGAAACACACATCTTAATTCTTTAACATTAAGAGATGCAGTTGATGCCGCTTTTTTAAATATGACAACATTGTATATGTTATCATGTGAATTTGAAACTGCTCCGTTTGCTCAAGACTATGCTAGAAAAACCATGATATTTGGAAACTTTAGTCAAAGTCGTGTTAGTTCAACTGATTTATATCAAGCATTACATATGTCAATTTATAAAGATACTACACAAGGTAACAAACTTAAAGCACCTGAGCAAAATGCCGCTTTAAGAGTTAGACTTCATATCAACGAAAAGATGATTAAAGACTTTTTAAGAGGTATTGCCTCTGGACGTTTAGATAAAACAACTGCAAAAAGACTTATGTATAGGCTTGAAAGCCAAATGAATATTACTATTAGTAACTATAAAAGTTTACGCAGGTTAATTACAGATTGGGAGCATCTTACTACCTTTCAAAAGCAAACCTGTGTAACTAGACTACTACAATATTATAGAACAAGGGGAAGACGTAGTGATATATTTGGAACTCTTTCAACCTTTGCTAATCATAAGTCCTGGGAATTAAAAGCAAAAGATAATGCAGAAGTTAAAGCAGTAGGACCGGCAAACGCAGTACACGGTACTAGTTCTTCTACAAACTTTATATCAAGTATTGCAAAGGTAGGCGGTGCTGGAGTAGCAGGTTATGCCGCGGCGAGATTACTTGGCCGACTAAGGTAGTAAAATGACAGCAGTTAGTAAAAGATCTTGGAGTATTCCTGGCTCTCATTTTGGTGGAGATCCAGAATTCTATTCTTGTTGGACGTTATATGATATAAGCAATGACGAAGGAAAATCATCAGAAAATTTAGAAAAACTTATGGGTATTGCAACAGCAAGATCTCAGCCTATTCTTGCTGGAGTAGAAATGATTATTGACCAAGATGTCACAAACGGGCTATTTGGCAGTAAGTTTACAGGAAAACATAATGTATGGACTTACAAATGGATTGTCGACAAAGTAGGTATCATGACAGAAGACACACTTAACAAAGAAGCACATGGACTTACTATGCATGTAGGGTTACAAGAAACTGCTAAGTTAACTAAGCAGATATATACCAGGGGTGTTAATACAAACATGTTCTTTGTCCGGCATGATTCCTTATAAAGTCATAAATACCTAGTAAACAAAAACATAGAATCAAACAACTCATACTGGCTCACATTGGCACTTTACGGACACTAAGCAGACTAACCTGCAAGAGCAACCCAGTCTATATTGCACTCAGTAAAGATAACAATAATGAATAAAAAAATTAAAGTAGTATCCGGTGAGGCCGAAAATTTACAACTTCATGTTGAGCTATGTGCTGAACGTTATAATCGTATGGAAGAGAAATTCACTGGTTTAGAAAACAGATTAGATTATCTCCAAAACGACTTCACAGAATTAAAAGAAAAAGCCGATTCAAATTTTAATGACCTAAAAGACTTAATCCACCAAACTGCTAATAAGAGATTTAACACCATGGTTACAACTACTGGTACTGTAATTGTTGCCTTAATAGGTATGCTAGGTTATATAATTATTAATAACTAGTATTGGAGGCTTTAATGGAGATTTTAGTAGAATCAAGAATAGTATGGGCAAGATCCGGTAACAAGGTAAAACGTAAAATACGTTGTACTACCGGTAAACGTCGTGGCCGTATTGTCAGCACAGTCGGAGCCTGTAATAGAAGAATAGATATTAAAAAGAGGTATATCTTTAAACGTGCAAAGCAACGTTTTAAGTCTAGAATGTCTATTAAGCGTCAAAGAACAAAACGTTATAATCCAATTTCGAGAAGAGTCAGACGATTAAACAGGCAAAAAGGGCATCGTAACCCTATTAGGCCAGGAATTGGACGTAAAACAACGATAAAAAGAAAATAGTTATATAGTCTTATTTGGCTAAATAAAACAATAAACAGATACCAGGAGGTTTAATATGAAGTTTAACGATATTTCCAATAGTACAAGTCCAGCCCAAGCCGCTCGTGACGCATTATTGAAGCAAAGCATTGAGATTGATGAATCAGTTCAAGGATCTCAGCTAAGAGATCACTTAGGGGATCTACAAAAAGAACTTGATACATTATCAAGCAAAGGTGGAGAAGAATACACTCGTGCAGTTTTACATAAAGCAGTCTATGAAGATTTAGCAAATGTAGATGCGGAGCCTATTTTTGAAGCAGAGCTTGGTGACGAAGATATTGAGCAAGCAGAAATTATTATTGCCGCTAACGGTCTTAGTAAAGAGTTCCAAGGCATGATTGAAGATTGTGCTGATATGCTCGGAAGTGACCTTATTACATTAGTTGATCAGATCAAATCTAAGTTTGGCGATGGAGCCGGAGAACAATTTGGCACCTCAATTAGAGATTCATTGCAATCCGCAATGGACGTTCTTACTACAACTAAAGACGGCGTTGACTCTGCTATTAATGGACTTAAAGATCCAATGTCTATACCAGCAACTGATGATGCAGGAATGGATGATATGGCAGATACAGGAATGGATGATGAGGCAGTTATGCCCGCTATGTCCGGACCAGAAGAAGAGCCAACCGGTAGGGAACTAAAGAGTGAACTTGAGTGAGATAACATCAATTGATGGTGATTTTGCTAGTGCAATAAAAATGTTCTTGATAAGAGCATCATTAGATGGCAAAGATACCTTACCAATGGAAGAACTTGTCGGAATGTTAACAAAACTTGGGTTTCAAGCCAATGGACAAGAAACTGGAATTAGGAATTACATTACTACATTAAAAGGCAAGAATCCTGATTTAGTTTCTGACGTTAATGATACAGATGTAATTTTAACAACAATGCCAAGCGATCCTGGTGACGCTGAAGACAATGAAGAAAAAGTTGATGACATGGCATTACAGAACGCAAAGGCAGACTTAGGAATATGAGTAGAATATTTTATACAGCAACAGAAGCAAGATCTCAGGCACTTCAAGACCTGGTAATCTTAAACGAAGTAAGAGATCTAGAAATTGCAGTAATAACAGCAACTGGAACAGGTGCTGTTGAAACCGAAGTGGTCACCTCAACCACCATGGCCGCTCTTTCCACCGATGCAAATTTTGTTACAGCATCAGAGTATTATGATACTTTACAAGGTACAAGAGATGATAGACAAAAATCTTTACAAATAACTAAAGTTATAAAGTACTTTGAAGACTTAGGATATACCATAGATCCAATAACTAACCAATCCACTAATACTACCTTTAAATGGAAGATTTCCTGGTAATTTTCTTCTTGACAATGTAGTAAAAATCTGTTATACTTAACAGATGATAAAACATAATCTAATATACGACTATAAAAAATTAAATAGAATAGACGGTAAGCAACGTTTATACGAGACACCTGCTGGTGATAAAGTACCAAGTGTTACAACTATCTTATCAAAAACAGGCGATAATAGTGGTCTTATTGCTTGGCGTAAACGTGTAGGAAATGAAGAAGCAAATAGGATTTCAAAGGAATCAACTGGTTTAGGAACACTAGTACATACTCATGTTGAAAACTATCTACTAGGAAAAGATCGCCCGGGTGGTAAAAATCTTGTACATGAGATGGCTACTAAAATGGCAGATAAAATTATTAACGAAGGCTTACCAAGTGTAACAGAAGTATGGGGTATGGAAGTGCAATTATACTTTCCAGGCTTGTATGCTGGTACAACAGACTTAGTTGGTATGTACGAAGGCGTTCCTGCAATTATGGATCACAAGACATCTAAAGCATTAAAGAAGCCTGAGTGGATGGAAGACTATTTTATTCAGACCTGTGCATATGCTTTAGCACATAACGAATTATATGATACAGATATTAAAAAAGGCGTGTTGTTTATGACTACACGGGACGACAAGTACAAGACTTATATAATTGAAGGAAACGACTTTAAGCTCTACACAGATAAGTGGCTGGATAGAGTGGAAACTTTTTATAATAGATAAATATATCTAATAGGCTGGCTAAAGATGTACGATCAAACTTTTTGGGAGACAGATAAACATACTAGAATGTTGCTCTGGAGGGATTGGAGGAGTTCTATAGCAGAACTTCCAACTGATGCTTTATATGATAAAATTGCTTATTGGTGGAAAATGGTGCCAATGTCAGATAATACTATTGACATATGGGATGATAAATCCTGGCCTACACCATGGGAATTAATTACATTTTCTAGTTTTTGTTATCCTAGTCGAGGGTTAGGAATATATTATACGTTGTCTCTAATAGGCAGAGAATCAGAGTTAATTCTTGCCCAAAAAGACGGTGAAACAACTCTTCTGGTGAAATTAGAAGATAAAAAACTGTTAAATTACTATGAAGGAGAAGTTCTTGACACTTCTCAATATTCATATGAAGAATTAAGAATTTTCAGCTCTGCAGACATGCATAGACTGGTTAAAGTATAACTGTATTGCATACTCGCAGATTAATAAGTATGCAACAAGAAAGAATAGAAATAGTTAAAGGAAATATAAAAATGAATGATGTGGTAAACGTAGTAAAACGTAGTGGGGCAGTAGAGCCCTTAGATATTAATAAAATACATGTAATGGTAGAAGAAGCGTGTGAAGGATTAGCAGGGGTTAGTGTTTCCCAAGTAGAAATGAATGCAGATTTACAATTTACAGATAAGATTGCTACATCAGACATACAAGAGATTTTAGTTAGAAGTGCAAGTGATTTAATTAGTTTAGATCATCCAAACTATCAATATGTTGCGGCACGTTTATTGTTATATGGACTTCGCAAAGATGTATTTGGTAAGTTTGATTATGCTCCTCTTTATGACCTAGTAGTAGAAAATGTTAAACAAGGAGTATATGATGCTGAGTTATTAGAAATTTACTCAGAAGATGATTGGAGACAACTAGACGTATATATTAATCATGCTAGAGATTTAGATTTTACATTCGCCGGTATGAGGCAAGTAGCAGACAAGTATCTTGTACAAGATAGAAGCTCAGGACATATTTACGAAACTCCTCAATATATGTATATGTTGATTGCCGCTACTATATTTTCGAGTTATCCTTCTAATACAAGGTTATCATATATTCGCCGTTACTACGATGCAATTTCTACTTTTAAAATTAATATTCCGACACCCATTATGTCAGGTGTTCGCACTCCAATTAGGCAGTTTGCTTCCTGCGTTCTAGTAGACGTCGATGATACGTTACCGTCAATTTTTAATAGTTCATCAGCAGTTGGATATTATATAGCTCAACGTGCAGGCATTGGACTTAACTTAGGTCGTGTTCGTAGTATCGGATCTAAAATTAGAGGTGGCGAAGTAGCACATACAGGAGTTATTCCTTTCTTAAAAGTTTTTGAATCTGTAGTTCGTTCATGTACACAAAATGGTGTTCGTGGTGGAAGTGCTACAGTACACTTTCCTATATGGCATAAAGAAATTGAAGATATTATTGTACTAAAAAATAACAAAGGTACAGAAGATAACAGAGTGAGAAAGCTCGATTACTCAATACAGATCAGTAAGATCTTTTATGAAAGACTAATTCAAAGTAAACAGATTAGTCTTTTTTCACCTCACGATGCTCCAGGGTTATATGAAGCATTTGGTGACAATGAAAAGTTTGATGAGTTATATGTAAATTATGAGAATGATAAAAACGTACCTAGGACTGAAGTTTCAGCACATGAACTGTTTTCAGGTATTCTAAAAGAACGTGCAGAAACAGGTCGAATTTATATTATGAATATTGACCATTGTAACTCTCATAGTAGCTTTGATGTTCCAGTTAAGATGAGTAACTTGTGTCAAGAAATTACATTGCCTACTACTCCTATTCAAGGACTAGAAGATGCATCGGGAGAAATTGCTTTATGTATTCTGAGTGCTATCAATGTTGGTACATTAAGAAACCATGATGATTTGGAGAACTTATGTGATCTTGCCGTTCGTGCATTAGATGAAATAATTGACTATCAAAATTATCCTGTTAAAGCGGCAGAGATATCAACTAAGTCTAGACGTAGTTTAGGAATTGGATATATTGGATTAGCACATTATCTAGCAAAACGTGAGTTACATTATAGCGATGATAAAGCGGCAAAAGAAGTCGGCCGTCTAACAGAAGCATTTCAGTATTATTTAATTTCAGCAAGTGCTCAATTAGCAAAAGAAAAAGGTACCTGTTCTGCATATAACGAAACAAAGTACAGTAAAGGCATTTTACCTATTGATACATACAAAGATGATATTGATAAGTTTTTAGGAAAGCAATTATTATTAGATTGGAAGACACTAAGAGAAACAGTTAAAGAACATGGATTACGACATAGTACTTTATCTGCACAAATGCCATCTGAGAGTTCGTCTGTTGTTAGCAATGAAACTAATGGCATTGAACCACCAAGAGCATACATGAATACTAAGAAAAGCAAGAAAGGTCCTTTGAAACAAATTGTTCCTCAGTATAATAAACTTAAGAATCATTATAGTTTCTTATGGGACGAAGGAGTTAATGAAGGTTATATTAAAATTGTTGCCGCTATGCAAAAGTACTTTGATCAAGCAATTAGTGGTAATTGGAGTTATAACCCTAAGTTATATGAAAACAATGAAGTACCAATGAGTGTTATGTTTAACGATCTACTAACAACTTACAAATATGGTTGGAAGACAAGTTATTATCAAAACACATACGATTCTAAAGGTGAAGACGAAGAATTATTAGGTGAGGTTCCTGAGGAGTTTACCCAACTTGCGGAGAACCCAAGTATTGTAATAGAAGAGGAAGAGTGTGAGGCATGCAACATTTAAAGAAAACCGTCTTTAATAAGAATAAAGTAGATTATACAAAACAGCCAATGTTTTTTGGCGAGGAATTAAACTCTCAGAGATTTGACGAGTTTCGTTATCCTGTCTTTGACAAGTTAACACAAACACAACTTGGATTCTTTTGGAGACCTGAGGAAGTAAGTTTACAAAAAGATAGAAGTGATTATCTAAACTTTACTGATTCTCAGAAGTTTATTTTTACAAGTAACTTAAAGTATCAAACGTTACTCGATAGTGTTCAAGGTAGAGGTCCGGCGATTGCATTTGTACCTTATTGTTCGTTACCCGAGCTAGAAGCATGTATGATTACTTGGGATTTCTTTGAAACTATTCATAGCCGCAGTTATACTCATATTATTAAAAACATATATCCTGATCCTAGCGAGGTTTTTGATACTATTCTTGACGATGAAAAAATTGTTGCTAGAGCAGAAAGTGTAACAAAAGCATATGATGATTATATCAATGATGCACAATATTACTCAGCCACAGGTAAAGGTGATTTACGAGAAATTAAGAAAAAATTATATCTAGCAATGGTTAATGTTAACGCATTAGAAGGTTTGCGTTTTTATGTATCTTTTGCATGTACCTTTGCATTTGGTGAATTAAAAACAATGGAAGGTTCTGCTAAGATTGTTAGTTTAATTGCTAGAGACGAAAGTCAGCATTTAGCAGTTAGTACACATATTATTAAGAATTGGATGAAAGGTGATGATCCAGAAATGGTTTCTATTGCTAAAGAATGTCAAGATGAAATTGGACTCATTTATGATAAAGTAGTAGAGGAAGAAAAGGAATGGGCAGATTATTTGTTTACAAATGGTTCTATTGTTGGACTAAACGAAAAACTATTACATATGTTCATTGAGCATACTGCAAACAAAAGACTTAAGAGTTTAGGATTACCAATTCGTTATAACCAGAGTCCAAACGATAATCCGTTACCTTGGACACAACATTGGCTTTCAAACAAAGGAGTACAAAATGCTCCGCAAGAAACAGAAATTGAAAGTTATGTTATTGGTGGAATTAAACAAGACGTAGACAAAGACACATTTACAGGATTTAAATTATAATGTTAGTATCAACTAAAACAAGAAAAAAAGGAGATGTGATCTCCATAAAATTAACAAATGGAGAAGAACTTATTTCTTCATTTGTAGAAGAAAAAGACCAACATCTAATCATTGATAGACCAGTATCGTTATCAACTGGTCCTCAAGGTGCACCGGCGTTGATGCCATTCTTTATGACAGCATCACCAGATGCTACAAGAAATATAAAGTTAGAAAAGCGTCATGTTGTTATGACTGCTGATACAGATGCACCGTTAGCCAAACAATATTCAACTGCAATGTCAGGAATTTTACCAGCAGGGGCGATTCCAGGCTTACAAGTTTAATAAATACTTGTATGACTGAAGTTCACAGAGATACAGATTCTAGAATATGCGGAGCAAGTACCGTTGTTGCTGGTAACTCAACTGTCTTTGCAAATAATTTATTGGTAAGTGTTGATGCAGATCCCAATTCACATGGCGCCGGAAGTATTATTGCAAGTACAAAAAATGTTTATGCTCATAACAAACTAATTGTTGAGAACGGTGATGCCGCTAACCCGGATTCATTATGCCCAATACCACCTCATTGTGGCCCAGACACTAGTTCAGGGTCTCCTAATGTATTTGTAGGAAGTTAGCATGGTTAATATTCCAGTAATCCCAGGAGTCAATGTTCAAACACAAGGAATACTCAATAAGTCTATTAAAGACATAATTTGTGCGATACTCTTTGGCGGTATTGGAAACCTTTTAAAAGGAAATATCATATGTATTGAAGCAAATATAAACGAGATGCTTGAAGATGCCGGATATGCTAACTTATATGATATAAAAGACGAATTAAGATTACTACAAGATGAAGTTAAAGCATTTAACGACCACTTAGGTATAAATGATATAACGCAAAGGATTAATGATGCGTTAGCAGAAGTAAGATATCTACTAAGTCTAGGAGGATTATGTCCTGTTCCAATTAAGATACCAAATATTAACGGAGATATATTAGATCAAGTCACTGATAATGTTTTTAATAACTTACAAGGTGTATTAAGTGCATTTGGTCCATTGCTAAAACCTAAAATTTGTATTGATGCACAAGGAAGAATAAACACAGGATCTTTTGATCCAGGTAGTATACTTGATAATATCAGGAAAGCATCACAAAATGCGTTAAATGCTGGAAGTGTAATACCATCAAGTATTACATCAGGCTTTAATAACCAAATAAGCGGTGTTACAAGCAGTATTAAACAGGCAAGGGCAATAGAACTATTTCCAGACTTTAGACACAAGCATAACTTATTAACAGGAGCACCTGTTGTTGCTGGACAACCAGCGATAACTATTGCCGCTAGACCATCAGATGCTGATATTGCCGCAGTAGCTGGACTTTCGACTACAAGTGGCCCAGCATTTGAGGCCGCAGGAGCCTCTTATCCTCCTCAAGGAAATCCTAATTTAACAGATGCAACTAAGCAAGCACAACAGTTGGTTGCCAATATTGCAAATAGTGCAAACTATCCTATTAATGCTGATAAAAATCTATGGGCAAGAGCATTGGGACCTGAAGTATATGCATTAGCATTAGATGCTTTAAACGGAGATGACCCATTTGTAGGTCAATCTCAAGATGTCTATGATTATTGTGGAAGAGTAGTTTCGCAAGAAACACAAACTATTACTGGAGATCCATTAGGTGCAGGATTGTCAGATACTACAGATGCAAATCTAACACCAACACCAATAAACTATAGTTTACTATGGATTGATGCACCAGCACAAAGTAGGGTTGGTTGGGCAGTTAGTGGAATTACAGAAGAAGCATTAGTACCAGATGACTATGGTTGCGAAGTACTAACACCAGCACTAGCATTAAACCCTGAAATTGAGTTATTTCAAGGCAAATCTCATATACTAAGTCTGCCACCAAGTAACCCAAATGTTAATTCTTTGGAAATAAGCAATTTTGGCTATAAAGATAACGGTTTAAGTGCCGTACGGACCCAAATTTCCTACGAAATGCCAGTTGGACAGGAATTTTACATATACGAAGCCAAATTAGACGGTTCAGGTAATAGAGTACCCGATATAACGAAGAGATGGACAAATGGACTGGTTCGTTTTGAATTTTCTGAATACTTAGATGAAGCAAATGGCAGAAACGAAGATCAAATTACTTGGGCTCAATCATTTATTCCGGATTTAATTCCAGATCCAAATGATACCAATAAGCAATTTGATTCTCAAGGACGATTGTTAAAGAGTACTTTGATACAAGCACCTTTACCAACCGAACCTGGTGAAGTTTGGACTGATAATGGATCAGTAGTATACGATAGTCCTACAGGTGGCTCTCCTATATTAGTAAAAACATGGAAACGTGCTATTGCTAATTTAGCAGTTGGAGAAAATATGCTTATTGAAGTTGATAATACCTTTCCAGATTACTTAACTTATAGTAATGAGGACGGAACAGTATACGGCTTACTAAAAATTACATAGGTTTTTCACAATAAAAGGTTGACATTCTATATCTTTAGTGCTATATTATAAATAATACTGTAATATATGAAAGGATTCTTTGATATGCATGTTAGTAAACTGGCTATTGTTGCCGCTTTTTCACTTTCAATGATGTTAATAACATTTAACATAGCAACAGCTCACGAATATTCATACAAGCATTATCATAATTCTCATGATAGTTGGGACGTTGACAGGTATGATGATTATAGTTACTATCACAGTGATTATTATAAACGTTATAAAAGAAATGATCGCGAAAGAGAACATTGGGATTGGTATTATGACGATAAGAGTGGCCCAGAAAGAGAGGACACATATTACATGCCAACACCTTCTCCAATAATCGTGCAACCTGTTCCTCCTATAGGTTATGAAAGAGTTATTGCATATGATAACTTATGTCATTGCAATATATACGTTCTTGTACCTATTAGACAATAATCTTAAAACCCTATCTAGTTTATTCTTTTGATAAATAAAGTTAACATGTGTATAGCACATGTTATTAATTAAAAAGGTACAAATAAAATATGGCAATAGAACTAACAGGCAAAGTAAAATGGTTTCAAGACGCAAAAGGATGGGGTTTTATTAAACCTGACGATGGTTCCGATGATGTTTTTGCACACTATTCAGCAATTAATTCGGATGGATTTAAATCATTAAAAGAAGGTCAAGCAGTAACATTTGAAGTAATTCAAGGTGCTAAAGGACGTCAAGCCGCCAATATCAATTTAATTGAATCTTAAGACTAACTCTCCATAAATTATAACAATAGTAATCTTAAAGACTAAATAGATTATGGTAGTACATGTATAGGAACATAGAGTAACTATGCATATAACATCTGTTTACAGAAAATAGATAAGGCATTAGAGATTTATGAGTTTAACTGACTTTATCGACAGCAGTATAAGTCGATTCGCAAAATATTATTCTTGGTTTGCATTACTAATGGTATTGTTCGTTGTGATCAATGTCTTGGGAAGATATTTCTTTGACATTCGTAATGATTATGCAGTTGATTCAACATGGCAATTATACGGTATGCTTATTATGTTTGGTTGCAGTTATTCATTAGGAAAAGAAGCACATATTAGAACAGATCTGTTCTGGAACAATTATAAAGATCGTACAAAAGCAATTATTGACTTTGTAAGTTATCTCTTACTATTCTTTCCTTCATTTGCACTTATCACATACATCAGTTTCAATGATACATCAGCCGCTATTGAGATGAACGAACGTAGTTCTGAAACAATGGCTCAGCTTGTCATCTGGCCTATGAAGATTGGTATTACACTTGGCTTGGTACTTTTGATGGTACAAGCATTGAGTCAAATGATTAAATGTTATAGAAGGATTTTTATCAATGAGTAATGAATGGCTAGCAATGACAATGTTATTTACAATGATTGCCGGCATATTTGTTGGAGTTCCAGTTAGTTTTACACTAACATTCTTAGCATTAATTTTTGGATTAATTGGATTAGGACTAAGTGTTTTTGATCTTACATATCTTAACCTATTAGGAGGTCTTTCAGACGAAGTACTAATGAGTATTCCTATGTTTATTCTGATGGGTTACATTGCTGAACGAGCTGGATTGGTAGAAAATTTATTTGAAAGTTTAAAAAAGGTATTTTCAGGCGTTCCTGGTAACCTATACATTGTTGTTATCTGTATTGCAGTATTAATTAGTTTAGCAACAGGAGTAGTTGGAGCGTCAGTAACATTACTAGGCATTATGGCCGCTCCAAGCATGATTAAACAAGGATATGATGCTAAACTATCAGCAGGAGTAATAGCAGGAGGCGGGTCTCTTATTATGATTCCTCCATCTATTCCCCTTATTGTAATGGCGCCTACTATGAATCTTAATATCATTGACGTATATGCGGCCGCAATGGGACCAGGACTAGCGATTGCATTTATGTATCTAGTATACGTTATATACCTTATAAAAACAAAGCCAGAGGTAGCACCTATGATGCCTGTGGAAGAAAGAGTAGAAATAGATTACAAGTTAATTCTGTTAACATTATGGCATATTGTGCCATTAGCGTCATTAATTCTTATTACACTAGGATCAATGTTATTTGGACTAGCAACTAGTACAGAAGCTGGTGCATTTGGTGCATTTGGTGCTTTATGTTTAGCCGCTATTAACAGAAAATTAACTTTAACAAATATTCAAGAAGCATTACTAAAAACTACTAACACGTCAGCAGTAGTAATGTTATTAGCAATTACGTCAACTATATTTGGTGCCGTATTTGCTTCCTTGGGTGGTGACAAAGTCATTGTATCGGTACTAACTTCGATGCCTATACCCGGATGGGCAATAGTTGGAGCGATATTAGTGTTATGTCATATTTTAGGCTGGCCCTTTGAGTGGCCAGTGGTAGTGCTAGTGTTCTTACCAATTTTCTTACCAGTATTAATTGATACTGGTGTTGACTTAATTTGGTTTGCGGCCGCTTTGGGTGTTATTTTACAAACAGCATATTTAACACCTCCTGTAGCCTTAACCGGATACTACCTAAAACAGGTGGTGCCTTCGTGGGATCTTAAATTAATATTCAAAGCAATGATGCCCTTTATGTATATTCAGGTTATTTGTGTTGTAATATTGTTTATTACACCTGGCCTTGCAACATGGTTACCTAATTACCTAGCAGAGCAAAGAAAAAATATAGTACAAGAAGTACTAGATGATGATGTCAAAGGACAGGAAGTCGACTTCCTAGGTGTCCTTGGACAATAATATTTTGGAGAATAAAAATATGAAACGTTTCATCGGAGCGGTATTAGCTACCGCAATGTCATTTGGCGTAGTGGCTTCAGTAGCAACTGCAAATGCCAAAGAACTACAGATTGCATCTAGTTTTGGAGCAATCTCAACTTTTAACGAGCAAGCAAACTTTCTTGCCGAAAGAGTTAAAGTATTAACTGACGGAAAAATTGATATGAAAATCAGACCTTCCGGCGCATTAGTTCCTTCTTTTAAGGTTCTAGATGCTACGGCGTCAGGTGCAGTAGATGGTGCATGGACTCAGTCTTATTACTGGGTAGGAAAGTCAAAGACTCTTGCATTGTTTAATAGTCCGTTAGGAGGACCTTACGGTATGGACGGGATTGATTTCCTAGGTTGGATGTTCCACGGTGGTGGACTTGAATTGTATAACGATTTTTATCAGAATGAGTTAAAAATGGATGTACAGGCACTTCCAGCAATGCCTACTCAGAATCAGCCATTGGGTTGGTTCCATCGCCCAATTAAAGATCTAGCAGATCTCAAAAACTTTAAATGTCGTCAAACTGGCGCCAACGTAGAACTTTATGCTCGTATGGGTATGCAGACTATTGGTATGCCAGGTGGTGAGATTATGGCCGCGGCCCAAAAGGGTGTTATTAATTGTGCTGAATTCGTTGGTGGTTTAGAAGACGAACGTCTTGGATTTCCTACAGTATGGAAATACTACTACTTGAATTCATTGCATGAGCATTCAAATACTGGTGATCTATTGATTAACGGTAAAGTGTGGCGTTCAATGACTAAGCAACAGCAGACCGCTGTTCGTTCTGCCGCTTATGAGTCATATCTATGGTGGTTAACTGATATTCAAGCAAAGAATGGTGAGGCACTTGCTAGAATGATCAAAGAGCATGGCGTTAGAGTTATGAAGACTCCAGCAGATATTTTGGTTGCTGAGTTAGAAACTATTGACGAAATGTTAGCAGAAAATGCCGCAAAGGATCCTTATTTTGCAAAAGTACTTGCTTCTCAGAAAGCATGGGCAAAGAAAGTAGTTCCATTTAAGAACGTAGCATTTACGCCTTATAACTATGCCGCAGATTACTACTGGAAGAAAAAGTAGTTTTAAAAGCATATAACGTTAAAAATAGGGTGCTTATGCATCCTATTTTTTTGGCTATAACTTCTATATTTGTTATAAATGTATAAATACACTTGGATAGATACGGTTTAATACCTTATCGGAAAAAGCCAGTTTTCTATCTCAATGTTACTTGAAGTAATATTGTTTTCTTAAGAAAAAAGGAGTCAATTATGACACAGAAAATTAGATGGGTTCTAGCACATGAGCCAATTGAATTATTTCTAAGAGCGGCAAAAGTTTTCGCATCAGAAGTTAATGCAAAAGCAGAAGGCGCACTAGATATTGAAGTTATGACAATGAGTGAGTATTCTGCAAAGTATAATAACGGTGTTGTTGTTACTAAGCACGAACTTGTTGATATGATTAACAGAGGCGACATTGAAATGTCCCAAACATACACAGTAGACATTGGCGAATATGATCACGAATTCCGTGCATTAGATATGCCATTCCTATTTGAGTCACACGACCACGCAACTAAGGTGTTCGAAGGCCCAATCGGTCAGTCACTACTAGACGGATTAACAGAATCAGCTGGTGTTAAAGGTTTAGCCTTTACATACTCCGGTGGATATAGAATTATTCCTGGACAAGAAGGAATTGATACTATTGAAGATATTAGAGGTCTAAAACTTCGTACTTCATTCTCACCTGTTGCTATTGAGACTTTCAAAGCAGTTGGTGCAGACGTAGTTCCTATGGAACTTGAAGAAATGACAGACGCAATCCAAGACAAAGATATTCAAGTAGGTGAGTCTACTTACCCACGTATCTATGCATTAGGACAAGACAGAGTTTCTAAGGTTATTAACCACACAGAACACTCATTGTTCTTAACAAGCATCCTAATCAACCAAGACTTCTTTGCAACTCTTGGTGAAGAACTACAAGGTATTGTTGTAGACGCCGCTAAAACAGCCGCTAATTACGAACGTGTAATCAGCATTGAAGACGTTGCACTTACACAAGCTAAAGCTGAAAGCGATGGCATTGAAGTTCGTAGAATGTCAACAGAAGAAAAAGCTCGTTTCAAAGCCGCTACTGCTCATGTTTATGACATGTTCCCAGAGTTAGCTGGAACAGTTAAGAAGATCCAAGATACAAAATAAAATATCTTAGAACTACTATGGAAAAGGCGCTATTTGGCGCCTTTTCTTTTGACTAAATTTTACTAGCCCTTTTTTTATGAATAANCAACTAATGGTATAAACTCTTTAACACGTTAACTAAATATTAGTAATGGATAGGAGAACATTATGCCGGCAAGAAATCATAGAAATTGGTTAAAGAAACCATTAGTAGAATATGTTAGTAGCGAAATATATTCAAGTCAAGAAATATTTGAAGAAGAAATCGAAAGTATTTTCTCAAAGGTGTGGGTACCAGTATGTCACATCAGTGAAATGTATAATAAATTAGATTATCGAACATCTCAGATAGCAGGCATTAATATTTTAGTTTACAATACCGGAGATGGCGTTAAAGCATATCGTAATTATGGCAGTTGGGCACCTACTGGAACATTGCAAGCACCTATTGTAACAGTTGAACCACAACTACACAGCGAAGTAAAGCACGGAGGTATGGTATGGGTAACACTTGATCCTAATCCTACACAGAGTGTTGAAGAGTGGACAGCAGGTGCATTTGATTGCATTGCTGATGCTATTGACACAGAAGAACTAGAAATTTTTCATTATCATAAAGCAATTATTCCTACCAACTACAAACTATGGCATGATACTAACAGTGAATTCTATCATGACTTCATGCATTACTTTAATCGTGTAACTGGTTTCAACGATGAGTATTTTGCTAGAAAGAATATTCCCTTTGATAACGGGCATGTGAACGTTAGTAGTTTTACTGTAAATTATACAGAGTTTGATAAAGAAGGCGATAGAGGTGAACTAAGTTTTCCTAACTTACCTCCAAACCAATGGTATATGGTAGACTTGTTTCCTGGCTTTAACTTTAATTTACGTGGTAGTGCATATCGTTCAGATAGTGTTACGCCACTTGGACCAAATAGTGTACTAATAGAGTTTAGAGGATACGGTTTAAAGAAAGATACTCCAGAAGAAAGACAAACTCGTATTAAACATCATAATACTATCTGGGGACCGTTTGGCAGAAACTTACATGAAGATCTTTTAGGTGTAACCGGGCAAGGAGCATCAATGTCTCCAGGCACAGAGAAAAGAAATATTTTACATGGAAGACATGAAAATAGTACTATACATGATGAAGTTGGTATGCGTCACTACTATGCAGAATGGGGAAAATATATGGAGTTAGATCCTAGTAATCCAATAAAAGAGGTTGACAAAAAGGCCGCATAGTGTTATAAATATAATACAATGGTGAAGCATAACAAACGTTGTACAGGACTCGGGGGCAGTACCCGACGCCTCCACCATAAACACACGAACGAGGAATGGAACTATAAACAGTTTTAAAGATAAGTGTAGAATATTTTATATCGTTAAAGGTCATCTTAACGTATCTACACAAACAATAGAAGATTGTTACGATTATTATTTTAGAAGAATGTGGAATAATAACGAGTGTTACATATACGAAGAAGGTTTTGAAGAATCGTATCGTGTTTTTATGATGGGGGCGAAATAGGATCGACTGGCAAGTAGTAGGAATGTGGAGTTGTCCGGATGTAAGCTCGGTTAACGCGAACAAAACGATAATTGCAAACGATAATTTTGCATCTGAGGATTTTGCCCTAGCGGCTTAGTTACTCTGGGCGGGTACTGCCTGGAAACAGAAGTGCCACTTAAAGTGAATAACAATGATTGAAAATTTCCATACAAGTGACTTTTTAAGGATTCGGTATATGTCTTCTCCGCAAGAACGATCCTCAAATAGAGTACTAATATGGTTTTCTGGAATAGCTGGAGCACTTGGCTCAAAAGCAAGACCAAGTGGATTTTTTGAAAGTTTAAACATTGATTCAATTATTTGGGTAGATGAGAAAGCACCTTTCTCTTGGGGCAATAGTATAGATATTGAAGAACTTTGTAAAACACTTCTGCCTCTAACAAAAAATAAAGAATTACTATTTTTTGGAAATTCAATGGGAGGTTTTCTAGCAATATTACTTTCTAAGTATCTTAAACCTATAAAGGTTATTACAATGAATCCTCAATATAGTGTTCATCCTGATATAATATTAGAAAAGAGATGGCGTGATTTTATCAATGTAATTACACAGTTTAAACACAAAGATCTGACTAACAGTTTTATTCCTGATACTGATTATGCAATAATGTTTGGCGTTGATGATCAGGACGAAATGCATTTTAAGTTATTCAATACCCACCGTAATCTTCCAAATGTACAGATTATTAAATTTTTAGATTACAAAACTAACTTAGATAATGCCGCACATCAGGCAGGGGTATATCTTAATAGACTTGGCATCTTCCGTGATGTTATTGCAAACTTTTATAATAGTAAATCACTGAAAGAAATTTTTATAAAAAACTCCGTTAGATATACAGGGCTGAAACATTAATACTAAAGGAATGCCTGTTAGGGTGGCATTTAGGGTAAACTTGAATGATGATAATGAATAATTAGAAAGTAACATTAGTTACATACACACACAGAAAAGGAGACATAACAATGTCTGATACAATCAAAAACTATAATGATGCTATGAGTGCATCATTCCCTAAGGTAACATTCAATAAGAATGGATACGAAATCCGCACACAAGTTCTTGAAATGGCAAAAGAACAAGAATGGAATGACTTTCATGCTAAACTTCAAGCATGGGAGCAAACAGTGGTGCGTGATCCAGACACATCAGAGGTAATATCAACAACTTTATTACCTTCGGTTCCAGGCGTATCCGCAATTCTTGAGACCGCCGAAGAGTTTTATAACTTTATTAATAAGAAATAAAACTTTTAAAACAACTCTGCCATCTTTAGTAGATTAGCAGTAGAAACTGACGGTAGCTAGAAATCCGATTACAAAAAAAGTAGCACTATAAAAGGGGTGGTTACCAAATAAACCCGAGGAGCCCAACGGTTAGGCTCCACTTTTCTTAACAGCTATATATTAACATGCTATCAACATATGCAAATAAACAAAATACTCATCTTGTAATAGATACAACAACTAATGGAATATTAATTGCAGTACATAGCAACGTTGTTGCGAATGCAATATGTTTTAAAATATTGAATACAGAATCAATGTCTATTAGGCTAGTAGATTTCAATGAGCAAATAAATTCATTGCTTAACCCACAGTTTAATGAGTCTAGTAATTTTATATTAACTAAAGTTGGACATAACTTAACACCTCAATCAACAGCAAATGTTGGACAACTTGTAAAAAGTACAGATGGCCATGGTCGTTTTGGTGTAGCTAAAATGTCTGAAGTAACAGATGAGTGGATAGCATTAAGAAAGAAAGCACATAATATCAAAGAAGTTATAGCAAGTAGCGATCTTCGAGTTCTTAGATCAGCAACACCGAGCAAACAGTTCTTTGGAGACACTATTACCTTTCCTTTTATTAAAAAAGAACTTGATAAATGTAATCCACAGGAAGATCAATACACAGATGCTATTCGAGAATGGGCAAGTATAGTAAATGTTCCTGTAAAAAAAGGATTTGAAATGCTATCAGCAGAAAGCAATAATATTACTCATTTGGTTAATAATTCAAGAATATTTTGGAGTAAAAAATGTCTTTAAATTATGCTTTTAGTACTAAATTAAAACATGGCAGTGAATATGCTAAGAAAGACATTGCTGTTTTTCGTTCTCTCTATCGTATTGATCCAGATCCATTTTTAGTTGATAGAACTGGCTCTGTAGTCTTTCCTTTCTCAGAAAACAATTATTTTCCAATGATACAACCGTTATCTAATGTTATGAGTTGGGAAGAATGTACAAAAGAGAGAGTTGAAGAACTAATATCCTTTGACAAAGAACTTTATGTTATGTGGAGCGGAGGAATAGATAGTACATTAATGCTTTTATCTTTTATGAAATATAGTAATATGAATAATGTTACAATAGTTTTAAACATGGACTCAATTAAAGAATATCCTTATTTTTATAAAAGGTTTATAGCTCAATGTAATTATAAATTACTGTCAACTGAACAATTAATGAATAATGCATTGCTAAATGACATCAATGGATTAATAGTATCAGCCGAACATGCTGATCAGTTAGTTGGATCTCCTTTGGCTCAGTTACTTGCAACAACATCAGGTAGAACAATGCTTGGTCTTCCATTTGATGAAGACAATTTCAGCAAATTTTTAACAAACTTAAATGTTCCAGTACATCATATTGATACAATAATGGAACTCTATAACATTAGTATTAAAAACAGTCCTCGTCCAATTAAGAATATGTGGGATCTCTGTTGGTGGCATGGATTTAACTTTAAATGGCAAACCATCTACATGAAACTGGCTATTAGAATAAAAAATCCTTTGAATCTTTTAACTTTCTACTCTTCGGTAAACTTTCAAAATACCAGTATACACCAAGAAGGTAATACACTTGATCTAAAGAAAGTTTTTAAAGATATAATCGTTAATTATACCGAAGATACTGAATACCTAAGAAAAGAAAAATTTGCATCTTCAACATTATATTATGGACTAACCTCTTCGACAGGATTAGACAAAAATTGGAATAAAATTAATGTTGATATGATTGAATACTATAATAAAGATAACACTATAAAGGAAATAATGAATGCTTGATACTTTTAGCAATAGAAAAAATG